CCGTACCGCTTGAGTTGGCCGCTATTCCGCCGCTTCCCGCGATTGCCAACAGCGGCGTCTCGCATGCGATTAGACGAACGCAATCGGTTTCAACGTCATCTTCGCCGATGTAGGTAAAGACGCTCCCCTTGCCCACAGTGTACGCATCAGGAAGCGGACCGAATCTAGTGCCAGTTGTGTATGCTGAACCGTCGCTGATCGCTCGATAGATCGGCCCCCATTGAGCCGTTCCAAAGTCGTCCGCGCCAACCTCGTTCGGCCCGTTGAGCAGAAATGGCCCCATTACCGATTGGCTGTAGTCGAACGGACGCGTCACTTGCAAGTAATTGCGACCGCCAATCTCTTCGGTGCCTACGATCTGGATGCAACCATACGCGGGGATAACTGTGATCCCCTTGTTGACGAAGGATATCGGGGTCGGCGTGATCGGCTTCTCGTCCGATGCTCGGCCCTTAGTTCCCTTCTCGAAAGCCTTGGTTGCTTCCCAGACGCGTTCGGCTTGACGCGGGGTGAAGTAGCCTACCTCCATTGCTTAGCCCCTTGTGTCGCAAAGGAGCGACACTTTGTAGACCGCTGGAATGACCGCCGTGCCGGTTGCCGCATCGTTGCTAGCGATGGTTAAGCGGCATTCGATCAACTGCCCTGGGTCGACGCCCGTTGCGTTAATCGTGAAGTCGTAGTTAGCCGCTGAAAGCGAATTCATGGAGGTTGATGGGCTTGTAACCAAGTCGCTTGACAGAGTACCGTCTGACCCGACGTAGGCTTCGAGGTCGATGGTGCAACTGGTATCGGCAACGGTTGTTTCCATCTTCGCCCTGATGCGAACCTGGATCGTCTGCCCGTCTTCGTAGTTGGCTGGAATTGGAACGCTGAAATAAATTCGACGCGTAAGGCTTCCCGATGCTTTAACGTCACCGGCGGTGATCCGAACCGGATTAGTTCCCCAAGTCCCGGTTACCAGCCCCAGGTCATCGTTAGCCGCTGATGAAACTGGATTGGATGCGACCGCGTCCCACACTCGGAACGAGTGAACTGGAACAACCGATTCCGATAGAACTCGCTGGGCCATCTTGGTGTAGGCGATGTCCGCATTGCCTGCAATCGTGTAGTTGGTGATTACCTCTGGCGGGAGGATAATTACTGTGTTTGGTATCGTCGTCATATTAGATCAGTCCTAATGCGTTGAAAGGTAGTGAATCGAACTTCTTAAATTCAAGCCAATGGGCGATTACTGGTTGCCCTGGCTCTTCGGTCTGGATCCTAAAGCCTTGAGCGTTAAGCAGCACAGGCTTCGTCACCGGCTCTTTGTTGCCGTCGACCGCTCGAACAATCCGCGTACCCGCGTTGCCCGGCCCTGACAATTGTACACGCTCGTAGAATCCTTCGTGACGGACGCGGGAGTACCAAGCCCTCTCTGGAGTTGTGCGATACGGAAAGCGAAACTGAATCTGTGCCGTGATCTCCCAGTATGCCTGCTCCTTCGTGGTCACATTCGACGCTGAGAACTTGGTGATCCGTGCCGTGCCCGGCGGCCATCCTAGAAACAAGTCGGAGTTGACCGCTCGTCGGTATCTTGCTTGCACGTACGAATTAAAGATGAGCATGTTTCGCTTGATCGTTACGGTCTGATCTGGGATCGGCACCGTCACGCCGTCGATAGGCTCGCCGTTGACCGTTTGTATTGGATTGCCGTCCCAGTCCTCGTCGATAGCTTCGTCCGTTTCAACGTCGTCCCAGTCGATCCTAGGCGGTGCTAGAAGAGGGTTGTCTGTGCCTCCATCCGTGAGGCTTGCTAGTTCGCCGTTGTAGTCGTACGTCACGATCCAGTAGATGGGGCTTACCCGTTGCGTATTCACGCCATCGGAATACACGTAAGGATAGTTTGCTGAATAGATCGAGCCGGATGCGGGTAGTCGGTCGTCGTTGAAGATGTCGTATTCGACCGCTTCTTTCTTCGTGACAACTTGAAACGCTCGTTGAAACTTCACCGTCAGTTTTCGGAACTTGTCGGTGAGTCTCTGGTCGTAAGTTGGACGCGACCACATTTCAGTGACTTCCAAAACGTTTGGGCTTTGCATTGCTTAGACTCCTGGGCTTTGGAATTCGATGATGGTTGTCGGTGGCTGCAACTTGTCCTTCAATGCGGTGATCGCCTCGGTGACTTTGTCGAGCTTACCCACCGTCGCTAGCGTGTTCGCTTCGATCTTCTTTTGCGAGTCGTCAGCCTTGCCCCTCGTAAGCAGTCGCGATTCCTTTGCTGCTAGGTCAGGGGTGCTTATCGTCGCTTTCATTTCCTTCTTTTTGGCCGCTTCTGCGAACTGTGCTTTAGCTGCTGCGATTGCCAAGGCGGTGTCTTTATCAAGTCCTTGCTGTTGAAGCCTGAATGCTTCAGCGGCTTGCTCGCCTTGCTCCAAGAGGATCTTCTGTTCTTCGAGTCGCTGCAATTCGCTCTTGCCTAAATCCGCGATTCTTTGCAGTCGTGATTTCTCTTCGTCCTGGGCTTTTTTCTTCGCCGCGTCCGCGTCTTGCTCTGCCTTTAGCGTCTTCTCGGCGAACATGATTCGCTTGATGTCAGCATCGCCTAGCCCTTGATCTTGCAGTTGTGCCCGCCGTGCTTCTTCAGCACTCTTAGTCAGTGCAATGTACTGGTAGTTAACGTTGCGAAGCGTCGATATGGTTGATTGATCGATCTGTGCTTTCTTAGCCGCTGCCGCATCTTCTGCGGCTTGCTGCTCTTTTATCAATCGCACTTGCTGAGCATGGGCACTGTATTTCTCGCCGAGTTGGTTTTGTTGATTGCGTAGGGCTGACGCAATCTCCATGTACTTATCGGCTTCGTTTTGCAAGTCGGCAATGACCTCTGCGCCCTGCTTGCTCGCTGTCGCCTTCTCCGCTTGTTGGCTGTAATACTGAAACGATGCTACCGCGTCATCGACTTCTTTGCCGATAGACTTAAACAGGTCAACCGCCGCTTGTTGCTGCTTGTTCGGATCTCGGATTAGCGTTAGGTCTTCGAGTTGATCTCCAAATTTAATACCGGCGAGTTTAATCATGTGATTGGCGAAGTTCTCGGACTCCTTCGCCGCTGCTTCCATGCGTCCAGCAACGTCATCGATGCCGAATATCATCTCACCGATTGACTTGCCGAATTGGACGGACATAACGCCGACCAATGCAACCAAGCCGGTCTTAAATGCCATCGCCCCCGCGCCGCCTAGTTTCATGACCTCGGAGAATTGGCCGATCTTTTCCGTGATACCAGCAACACCTTGAGCCGCTGCCGCAAACTCAGTGCCGCCCAACTGACCCGCTAAGACTCCGATAAACTCGGTGGACGCTTTAGCCTTCGAGCCGACTTCCTTAACGCCGCTAACCGCGTTCTCAATGTTCTTTGCTGCGTAGACCGCTTTTGCGCTCGCTTGGTCTTCGGCTTGGATCAGGATTTTTACGGCGTCACCGGCCATTATTCGCTCTCCGCTTTAATCCTGTTTTCTTCGTACTTCAAAATCCGAACCGCATCGACAAAGGAGGCTGATTGATCGAGACTTCCGCCCGCTACAGGCGGTAAGCCTTCGTTGAACAAATCAGCCATCGAAACAAACTGGCCGATACTGTCGCAATATCGATTCGGGCATCCTTTCAAAATCCAACTTCCGTTCGTGCATTCTTCGCATCCTGTTCCGTTGCACGCCGGGCATTCAATCTCGATAGGCTCCGCGTCTGTTCCTTCGTCTTCGCACTTCTTGTCGCTGCATCGTCGGCAAAGTTCACCCTGCCGAATCAATGCCGCGACCCTTAGTCTTTTTTTTCGTTGGTGTCCATTCGTTGATTGTACGCCACCTTGATAAGCAGTTCCCTTGCCTCTCGGTACGTCAATAGGTTGTCGAGGTCGTCGACAACGAACGGATGCTCAACGTTTCTCCATCCGACAACAACCCGCTTTAATTCGCTGATTGTCGCGTCAAAGATTTCATCGATTGAATGCTTCTCATCGAGTAGATCAACCGCATGAAGTATGCTGCGTTGCCCTCGCATCGATTGCGACAAGCAAACGAATACTGGCCGCGTCTCGACGGGCTTGCTCTGGTCGGCATCAAGGCATACTTCAAAGGTCTGATCTGGCTCTAAGAAAATCGGCATACATAATCCTGTTAGGTTGCTGCTGTGAAGGTGATCGAGCATTCTTCGTCAACGTTTGAACCGTTGCGATTGGCTTGCCACTCGATTTCATCGACAACCAAGTTCTCCCGGTCTGCTTCTTGCAAACTGATGATCTGTGCTTTTGGTGCGGTGAATGTCATGACGCTGTTCGTCGGCCCGTCGAGTGACCACGTCAGCGAATGCTCGGACATATCCAAGAGTTTACCGTATCTGTCTTGAGTAGCAACCAACTTGGACTCTGGGTTGCCCGTGATCCTAACAACTCGATTGGTGATTAGACCGGCAAGGAAACCTGATACGTCCGAAGGGTCTTCGCGTAGGATGACGGTATTGCCGCTATCGAGCGTGATATTCTCCACGCCTAGAGCAACGCTATTCCAGGTCGTTGTCGAGGATGCGAAGCGAAGCGACTGAGCCGAAGGATAGGTCGGTGCGAGGATCGCGGTATCGGTCGGACTCGACCAAACTCCGGTAAACTCGAACTCGAAGAACGCCGCCTTGCCTGTTGGGCAGTTCAGCTTGAAGGTGCCTGCACAACCGCGTAGCAGTTTTCGCATCCCGTCGATGTAGACGCCAATCGTTAGCGTCTTGACGTTACTACCTGGTGCTTCCGTTCGAGGTGTGAAGACTTGACCGCTTTTGACCCAGCCGCAAGCGGGCAGAAACGTATCCGCCCAACTTGGCTCGGTCGCTGTTCCGTCCCAAGACGCGTCGTGCTTAAAAGTCACCTTGCCGCGATACCCGCCCGGCACGCTTGCACGCATTCCGAAGGCTGCTTGACCTTCCCTCGCCTCAAGTTCTGTTTCGGTCTGGATTGCGATGTCGTAGCAGTTAAACGCCGCATCCGATCCGGTCAGGCTCATCGCTGTACCTGGAGTTGATTCAATCGATGCTGCCAATACTCGCTTGCGTTTTAGTAACGTCATTTTGTTTCCTTTATTGGTTCAATGCCTTGAGTTTAATCTTACCTTGTGCCGCTAGTATGACGTCACGCAAACGGCGATTGACTTCTATTGGGAGTCGCTCCCGTGCTTTATTTTCCGCAACCTTGCCGATACCGCCTCGAATGTAGTAGTCACCGGGCTTCTTGCCCTTTACCTGCCGAAGCGTACGTCGATTCGTTTCGTCGGCCGTGTATACATTACCTCGCCAGTTGCGAGCGATGAAGCCATCTAGTACGGTCGTCCATCCGCCGCCCATGTCGGGCTTGTAGACAACGCCGCTAGACTTGACCTTGCCCTTTCGCTTGCGAGTGTACGTCTTGGCTTCGTGGTACTTTGCGGGGAATGGATAGCCCTCCCATAGTCCGATCATTGCTTCGGCCCGCTTCGGTACTGCTTTGTTTTTCTGGCGTATGGTTTTCTTCAATGTTGCCGCTTTGCTGATCGCTTTGCTGTTGCCTTTGTTCATCGATGACAACTTGAGGTTAATCATCTTGCCGACGACTTGAGCAACCTCGACGCGTACGCTCTTTGCTGTGCGATTAACCGCCGTTGCCAACACTCTCGGCAAGTGTACTTGGAAGTGCCCCAAGTTGGTCTTCATCTGCTTGAGCGACTTCGCGTCGATGGATATCTTTATCACGCTCGCAGCTCCGTCATGTCGTCTTCGGAAACTCGGTAGGTGATGTTCAACGGGATCTGTAGCCCGTCCATCCCGCCATCCGCCTGGATGTAATTGACCGTCTGCCACTGGGCATCCGTTGCATAGCCTCCAAAGGTATGCCAAGTCGAGGAACCCGACGCGACCGCCTTGATGACGTCCGCATGAAACGCATTGAGCAGCGAGTCTATCGCGTCCGTGTTTCGCTCGTCCTGCATCACATGGCAATGAATCAAGAACTGCTGCTTGTATGCGTTCGACGGTGGCTCGCCCGGCCTGTCGAGTTCAGGTACTCGTTCGGGCTGTCCTTGTGTCAAAACGATCTGATTGTTTCGCGGCGTGAAGTCTGCAAATCTAGCCGGTCGTTGCACTTCGCAAATTTCAGTTTGGTAGCCGTTGGCACCAATCATCGCGTCAAGACGCGATTTCAGTTCGAGTGCTATTGATTCGACAACTGCTACCGGCATTCTAGGACTAGCATCCCTTCATCGTGACTCAACAGTTTTAGTATCGATCTTCGCTTCGGTGCTTCACCGACGCGATTCGGAAACGCTAATTCGTCCCCGCCTAAGTTTATTTCGTCGCTTGCAATTCCGCTCGACTGATCGTTGGCAACGTGTACCTCAAATAGAGGGTAAACAACGTTTCCATCCTCAGGCAAGACGCCGAGTGCTTCGCGTATCACAACCGCCTTGATCTCCCTGGATCGACCGTTCTTTTTGTAGTAAACAATCGATTCAGCGAAGTCGTCAGCGTTGCAAAATACGCTCTCGGCATCTTGCTTAATCAGGTCGTGAAGCGTCACTTACTAGGCTCGCTTGCAAGTGATCTTGACGTAGTCAACAACCACCGAATCCACGTTGGTGTTCGCGGCCTTCTGTAGTTGGATGATCGGTTGCAATCCAGAGCTGTAACCGCTCATGTCGAAGGTCGTACCAGTAGCGACTCGACGTCCATCGATGTAAAACTTGACGTCTTGCTTTCCGCCGGTGAAGTCGATCACGAATTCCTTGTAGGTCGTGCCCAAGGTCGTCCCGCTGGAAACGTCATCGTTATCCCGCGTTCCGTCGTCAGTCTCGACATATACGAGGCTGGTGCTGTTTGCACCTTCCATGCGGAACCATGCGTTAGCCGCTACGCTGTCGGCCGTATCGTTACGTGCCGAGCCAACACCAAAGCAGAGAATTGATCCGCTGGTGAAGGTAGCCGCACCGATCTTCACTCGCATCTCGACTCGCTGAACCAAGTCGATATCGAAATCCAAGGCGTCTCCGAAGTGCGGACAAACGTTTTCGATTTCGTTCGTTGCCGCTAGGGTAACGGTCAGTTCCGAAGTGCCCTTAGTGTAGGTCGGCGCACCTGCTGAGGAAGTGTCATCGACTAGCCAAGCGGTAGCCGGATCCGCCGAAGTTGGAAGCGTTGCGACTGCTCCGTTGAAGTCGTCGTAAAAAATCTGGAAATCTCGAATGTCACTCATCATCAATTCCTTTGCTTTGCTTGTTCGTTTGAAAAAAGGCCCCAACCCAATCGAGCCGGGGCCGTGTGTTAATCAGGTAGTCGCTTAGGTGCGATTACCGAAGAATCCGCGATGGTCGATTACCGCTGTTCCCATCGTCTGACGGATCTTGTAGAGGTAAACATCTCGACTCATGTCCCATTCGTTTTCCAGAACTGGGGCTTCTTCGCCACTAAGGAAGGTCAGTTCCATCGTGTCGACTTGCGAGTTATCAGCGATTGCGTACCAGTTCGTGGAGCTGTTCGCATCGAGCAAGGCAGTAGCAACAACGGTCAGCGGTCGAGTTCCGTTGATGCCGTAGAGGCTGGTTACTCCCTCGTTTCCGTTCGACTGTGCAAAAGATTGGCTGTTGACAATCCGAGATGCTGTCGCTGCGTACTTCTGAGGCACCAACAACACCTTGGGCGAAAGGTTCAGAACCGATCCGCCGAGGCCCTTTTGCTTGCTCATCAACTCGAATGCTTCGTCGAGAGTGGTTTCGCTTGGAGCCGCTGGGCTGACTGCGGTAACGTTCGATCCGCTTGCGTGCGAAGCAGAGAACAACGCCAAACCATCAGGCATAACAGGATTGCTCAAGAACGTGTCGTAAACGAGACGCTCTTGAGTTCGTCGAGCCGCTTGCCCTTGCATTGCAGGGATGCGAGAGAGTGCATCGAGATCGTCGTTGATAACGGTTTCCCAAGTCACGGTAAACTCCGCACCGAACTTGTCGACCTTGTACGACTTCTTCTGATCGCTCAAGCCCTTCTCTGGGTAAGCCTTGCCTTCTGGCACCATCTCCAAGTTAGGGTACTCGGAAAGTTGTGTCCGGTTGATCTGCTTGAAGTCATCGACGCTGGCCGCTTGCCGAACCCACAGAGCCCAAGTGAACGGTGCTTCGTCGTAAGCCGCTCGCAGAGTCTTATTGACCGCATCTGACAGGATGTTTTGGAAGCTTCCGGTCGTGTGGTACGCATCGGATCTGC